ATTTAACTTTTGAATTTCTGCATTCTTTTTTTGATTATAATTTTCAATTGTTTTTTCATAACCAATGTATTTATCTTGTTGAGCAAGTTCTATTTTAGTATCAAAAGATGTTTCGATTGCTTTCTTCAATTGATTATATTCTTTCATTGCCTTGCTTTTTTCAATTTTAACTTTCGCACTAATTAGCATTTCGTTTTCTTTAGCATATTTTTTTAATTTAGTTTTTTCATTTTTTAAATCTTTATCTAATTGTTTTGTGCTTAATTGAGTACCAATTGTAATCCATCCATCCATATAATCACTCCTTTCCTATTCCAAGTGCTTCAAAGAATGCCATAGCACTTTTCTTTTGTTCTTCAGTAGCATGAGGCTTATATTTTTCTAAAGCCCATTCGTTTTGTAACTTGCGATATTCTTCTTTTTCTTTAGGGTCTTTTATGTCACTTAATTTTTTACTTCTAATATTGCGAACTTTGTTAAGTATGCAACAATTCCCCAACTCGCTATTAGAAAGTCCACCGATAAGCTCATTAAACTTCCACCAGTGAATATCTGTCTTGTCAATGTCTAACCCGTTATAATCGCTCATAAACGAAGCCCAAATCAAGCCATAATCTTGTTTATAATCCATGTCAGGCTTTCCATCATTTTTCTTTAATTCTTTTCCACAACTGAGATATTTTTGTGCTAATTCTAGCAATTTATTGTGATTATCAAAGTCATTCAAACCTTCTTCTCCATAAAGTTTATAAATAATAGCCAATGCCCTTTCATAATCTCTTATTGACGTGTCCATAGCAATATTATTGCATTCTATCGCAACTTTAAAATTAGTGTTGATTTTATATCTTTTTCCCTCAACTTCTACATATTCAGGATAATTCATTATTTCAACACTTCGCTATCATTGTTACTACTATATTTTTGAATGATTTGTTTCTTAATGCTATCAGCATTCATTTGTAATTTTGGAAGTATTGGATTTAACATTTCGCTTATGTCATCATACATAGAATAATAAGGATTTCTTCCCATTAAATCTAAAAGCATTTGTGTTTTACCTTCACCAATAAACATATCCAATGCTTTCATTTCTTGTCTGTAATATTCTTCCAAAGCCTTTAGCTTTTCTTCTTCTTTCCAAGATAAAATTTTCTTGCCTTTTTTATCTTCTTTCTTTTCAATTATTACAAACTTATCTCTTAAATTAACTATATTCTTTTTATGTAATTCTTCACAATCACTTAATCTTAATGGCAATGTTATATCTTCTAAGTCAAAACTTATATATTTCCCTGTATCATTGCCTTCACTATCTTTAATTCCAATTCTTACTATATTATCTTTCTTTAATTGAATAAAACTTTCCTTTTCAGTCATCATTTTAATTCCTCTCTTTCTTAAATAAAAAAGGGCGAGGGTTTATCTCTACCCTCCACCCTAAAAGGTTTTATAAACTTGTAGTTGGTGTAAATGTTGGAGTATTATCAGTAATACTTACTTTACCATCTGTACCATCACCGTCAGTATAAACATCAAACTCAATTGTATCACCATGATATGAAGTAATACCAATTGTTGCTTCACTCATTTTAGCACTATAATTTCCTGATGTTTCATCCCATAAGTCAACTTCAAGTAAATGTGTCTTGTAATTTAATTGATCACGTCCAGCATTTACGAAAGCGAAACATGGATCACCTTTATAAGCCAAATAAGTAACGCTCATTTGTTTATCATTTGAAGTATGGTTAGTATTAGCGTTCTTGTTTACAATCAATTTAAGTCTATCGATGTTTGGATTATAATCAATTCCAGCTCCACCTTCTTCAACTGCAGCAACTAAAGCCCATGTTCTAGCGTTTCCAGTAGGAGTTGTATCGATAAATCTCACAAATTGATCTTCGGTAATTTTAGTATAATTAGTCGTATCAAATTTCATTAATTTTCCTCCTATAATTCATTTTTCTTTTTATTTAATTCTCTTTCGATAAGAACTAAATCACGATATTCAAGAGGTTCGATAAAACCTTTTTCATTTAACTTTCGGATTATTTTTATATCATCAGTTTTTATTTCATCACCAGCAATATAATCTTCTCCGTTTAATACAAAGTCAATTTTAGCAATTATTTTTTTCATAGGTTCACTCCTCTCTATATGTAACTTGTATTTGAATGTCAAACTCGGCTGTGTTTGTATCAGCAAAATTAAGAGTTCCACAATTCAAACATTCGATTTTTTCTATTCTATCAATTTCAGGCAATACGCCTTTTTTATTATTAGATTTTATTGTATTTTCAAATTCTTCAAAGAATCCAATGTTTCTTAAATTATTAATAGTATCTTGCGAATAAGCCATGCGACTTCTAAATGAATAAACATCTCGGTGAATACCACCACCGAATATCCATTTCTGCACTACACTAGCCGTTGGTATCTTATCAAGCGAGTAATTATCTACTTTATTACTTAACATATCAGCGTTGATTTGAAATTTCTTATTAGTAGTAAGTGTGCGAATAACCCCAATAAGATAATCTCGCAATTTTGAAATTCTAGTATCTTCGTAATTTATCATCTTCCACCTCGATTAACATAATTTTGAACTTCTTTAACCAAGTCATCCATTTCAGCACTCTTCATTCGTTCATCCCAATGATCGCCTGTACCAGCAGTGTGATAAACAATATCCTCACCTGTATAATGTTTCTTTTTCCCTTTTGGAGAAAACCATCCAGTAACTTCACCCGCTTTATTCTTAATTGGAATATTCGGACCCATTACTTTACCCTCGTACATATAATGTGCATAAGGGCTTTGATAAACAATATATTCAGGATTACTTAAATCGACATTCTTTCGTAAGTTACCATCTTCTCTTGGCACATATTTGTCCATATAACGATAGCAAGCGTTTTGAAAGTATCTTTGTACTCGCCCGTTAGGTTCTATGCCTAGACGAGCCTTTATCTCGCCCACAGGCTTGAATTTAACGTCCATTACTTACCACCAAGATGGATATGCTTTGAATTTCCAAAATTATTGTCTGTTATGCTAGTTATATTATAAATATCATAATCACTTAAATCTTGTTGCGTGGTTATATCTAAGTCCAAAGTGCCTTGTACTACAATATCACCTATTGAGAAGTTTCTAATGTCAAGCCCGTCATTCTGTCCGTAAGGAATGCGAACATTGACATCGTTAGCATTTTCGTACCCTTTATTTAATCCAGCACCTTTTCCACCGAAAAACCGCACATTTTGATAATTAAATCTTTCCCACGTTTCTAGCATAGTTTCTTCATCTATGTCTTTATGATAAATAGTAGCACTGCTATTGCAAATCATTAGTCAACTCCTAAATACATAATATGTTGTCCATCAACAATTACATTTAATAAGCATTCTCTTATAATATCATCTTGCTCTTTATTTTTAGAGTTAAGTATATCAGTAATTTGATTTCCTGTAATGTAACTTACAGAATATCCGTCAGTGCTTTCACTAACAACATTACCTTTAATACTTTCTAATCTTTCATCATAATTGCACATACTATTTATCAATTTATATTCACAAATTTTAACTTCCTGTGGAATATCTTTACTATCAATATCTTTAAGTCTATTTTGAGTTCTTATATCAATTTTTCTTCTACTTTCAAATTCTAATAGATTAAAAGGCGTTAGGTCTAACGAGCCACCTAGAGCCTTATATTCTTCATAAGTTAGGTATTGTCCATTAAATTCCATAAACGCCCTCCTTTATTTTTATAAACTTACAGTTGAACCATTATAGATTATTAAATCTGGTGTAACTGCTTTTGTTCCTTTGTATGCGAATAAACCAAATGCAATATCATCACTTAGATCAATTCTCTTTGGTTCATAAATTGAAGTCATAACTGGTTGTGCTACTGAACCTTTAACCATTACTACATAGTTAACTCCTTGTGGTAAGAATACAGAACTATATACTTCAGTATTATTGAATATTC